TGTAAATTGCGTATGGAAAAAAAATATATAATATATGGTTTGCATAAAAAACTATACATACTATGCACTATTTTTCCATTGATTTGTATTTCAATATGTTATATATGTATAGTTGCCTTTAAAACCCTACATAAACCATACATATCAGAGAGAATGTTTCATCTGTATTTTCTATTGAAATAGAGTCGTTTTCCTTTGTTTATCAATATTTTGCGATTATTGATATTGAATGATGAAACCAATAAAAATATGACAAAAAAGACTTCAAAATAGCGTATTTATTCTACATTTAGGTAGAAAATAACAGTATTTATATGATTATTATGTAGAAAATAAACTATATTTGTGGCGTGAAATGGCTTGAAAATAGGCATAAAACTATCAAAAACGGCTTGTTTTTGAGTATAATAATGATATTTTATGAAAATACATGAGTTTGATCCAGTGATATATCCACGTAAGTTGTGGGTTGCAGTCAGTACCGATACGTTTTCAGATAGGTTTGAAGGTGTAAGTGAATGGGATGATACTGCTGATGCCATTGTGGACTGTGTTCGTGATAAGCAGCGAAATTTAGGTGGTATTCTTGTCCGATACGAGAGTAAGAATGCCATTACTATAGCAAATATCGCTCATGAAAGTTCACATATAGCGATGAACATATTTGATTATATAGGTGCAAAAGTGGATTTGGCCAATTAGGAAACATTCTCGTATCTTGTTGGATGGATTGCTGACTGTATCAATCAGGTAAGGACTGGTAAATTTAAAGACTGAATGGAGTCGGGAAAGTATAGGAAGTTGTTGAATGAAGTCTTTGGGCTTATGAAAGGCGAGAAACTGGATGCCGCCTTACAAGAGTCCAAGAGTGCAGCTCGTGTTGATGCTGTGCAGGACTTAATGCGTGCAGCCATTATACGATCTTCGATTTGTAAATTCAATGGTACGCCTTACTATTTCAGTGGCCGGATATATGAAGAGATGGCATGGGATGATTTTGGCAACCTGATATATGACTTGATGCGTAAATGCAAGATGCCCAATGGCGATTATTCTCGTGTGGAAGGCGTATTGAAAGTCTGTAAGCGTGTAGTGGCAGGAAAAGCCTTGAACCCTGATAATGCTATTGTGGTATTTAACAATTGCGTGTTTGATATGAGTGCTCGCCGTGCGCATTCTTTCAACCGCCGTTGGGTACAGACCACATGCGTTCCCTATGACTACAAGCCGGAAGAACATGTCTTTCTTTGGAGAATGTTTTTGGATGAAGTTTTGCCGGACAAAAACATGCAAAAAGTTTTGCAGGAATTTCTTGGAAGTATTTTCGTTGACCGGCGTGTGGCGAAAATGGAAACAATGCTTGTTCTTCGTGGCTCCGGTTCCAATGGAAAAAGTGTGGTTTTTGAAACAATCATGGGCATACTTGGCCGGGAGAATGTCAGCAATTTCGGTATAGGTGCATTGATTACTGGAAATGAAAGAAAAAAGAATATCGCTTTCATCAATGGCAAGCGGTTGAACTACTGTTCTGAAATACAAGCGTTAGAGTTTGGTAAGGATAGTGACACGTTGAAAAGTCTTATTAGTGGTGAGCCTACCGAAGCTCGGCCTATTTATGGTGACAACTTTACTGCTTACAATATTCCCTTGTTGATGGCAAATGCCAACCAAATGCCATATTTGAAAGATTGGAGCTATGGAATGAGACGGCGTATTTGCATTATTCCTTTTGAAGTGGAGATACCCAAAGCCCGGCAGAAAAAAGAACTGTCACGGGATTTGGAAGCCGAATACCCGGCTATATTCAACTGGATATTGGAAGGTCGTGACCGTTTTATCGCCAATGGTTATAAGTTGACGGACAGTAAGGAACTTGAAAATGTCATGGATGAATATCAGTCGGAAAGTAGTACCGTAATGAAGTTCATGTATCAAATGAACTATCTGTGCCGATATGAGGAAATTGCCGATATTGAACCCAAATGGATGTCTTCGGCCATTCTGTACCGGAAATACTGCAAATGGTGTAAGGACAATAATGCCAAAGAAGAGAATGTGACAGTATTCGGACGTATTCTTTCGGAAGCCGGTTATCGCAAAAAAAGAACCCCGAACGGTCAGGTATATGGCTTATATGGAACAGCCTTGACGGAAAAACTCTATTATGAGAAACGGGAAGACCTACGGGGCAACTATAAGCAAAGGATCGCCAAACCGGTTTACAAAGATGGCAAACGATATGCCTATACCCATGAAGGACTTGCGGCCTGCTTGTCATTAAGCATTTATCAAGTCCAGCGTTTGTTCCGGGAGAAGAAACTGGAAGGGACGTACCACATGGAGAAAAGAACAACAGTTTTTGAATTGGACGCTGTGGAGAAGATTATCAAACAATTAAAAATAAGAACCAAATAGTATGATCGCACCGGATGAATTTGCAGAGGTTATTGAAAGAATAGATAACCTGCGGGGAGCATTGGAAATTCCTATGCCAGTTGAATTTCATATAAATCAAATGAAGCGTGAATTAAAAGAAGTATCGGACAAATTAAAACGGATTTACGTTGAGGAAGAAGATGAAAATCCGTGGGAGGAATAAGAATGGCAGTAAAATTTAGACATAAGGAAACGGGACTGTTCTTTTGCAGGGCAAAGGGATTATCACCTTCAATAAAAATGTATAACGAATTAGGAGAAGAAGCTATTTTCAGGAAAAGAAATCTTTCCAAGAGAGGAAGAATTTATGAGACGGCTACTGAAAATCAAAAAAGACTGTGGATTGGAGAAAAACATGCGGATGAATTTGAAATTGTAGATGTTTGATTATGAGTAGAAATTGGAAGGAAAAGGCTGCATATAGATATGTGCATTTGGGCATTCCAATTCCGACACATCTGTTTTGCATAAGGAAAAAATGGTGGAGGTATAACTTTGATATTGGAAAAATGCGCTATAAAAGGAAACAATATATTGAGAAACAATTAAATAAAGACATGTATGGGGAAAAAAACAAACGGTATTCAGGTAGGTAACTTTATTGTTACGAGAGATAATGGTAGTGAACATGACTGGATCAGCATTAAGGCAGTGTCAGGTTTTTGGAGTATGCGTTTTCGGGATGACAACGGAATGTTCTCTCGGATTCGGGAGTTAGCCAACAATAAGGAACTTCGAGAATATTTAGAAACATGGATCAAAGTATGTTTCCTTATCAGTAATGCAACTCCCGATGTTAAGTTTATGGAAGAATTTTTTAAAAGCTATTCTGATCTTACCGAACGGCTACGAAGCTTGCAGCAACCGGTATCACCGGAAGATGATGCCAAGATACTGGAAGAAGAAAGAAGCATGAATAGTATCAAGGAAGGTATTAAGGAGGAACGTAAAAATGAGGATACCGACTGATAAGGAAATTGAAGAGGCCAAAGAATATCTCCGTCAACGTCTGGATGCGGAGCTGTCCATGCGCACTAATCTTCAAATTGTGATGATCGAGGCGGCAAAACAAATTATAGATATTTCATACCGGTACAAGATCAGCCCTGAATTATTCCGTTTTGCAGCAAACAGACAGTTGCAGGAGGAAGTGGATGCCATAATTTTATCCCTTCTTGAAATAATTGAAGACTATACTTATACTTTGGCAGTAGCGACACATGAGGACAATAAGGATGTAATCATAACATATATAACGCGAGAATCATACGGCAAAACCTTCACACAACGCGCAAGAGAATATGTTGACCGGTTTTCAAAGGAGGTTGAAACGGCCATTGCCGCTGGATTACTACTGAACCTTTCCAAAGACAAACTACTTTCATCTATCAGGCAGTCGGTAAAAACGCCATTGCTTAATGAGCATATACAGAGAGCTATTTCAAAGGGTTATTCTATTATTTCAAGAATCGGTGTTCAGGAGTCTTTTGGAGTAGGACGTACTGTAAGCTCTTGGACTGCACTGTCAGATTTGACGGAGTATGCTGTGGCAGAGGGTTGGATGAAGCATTGGGAATTGCAAGCTAAAGCCAGTGGAGCCATAGGGTTCTTTGTCATGCGTGGCAGCTCCTATCCTTGTAACATTTGTGACGATGAAGTCGGATTTCATGTGGAATGGGACAAATTACCACCGTATCACGGCCATTGTAAATGCTTTGCTGTTCCCGTATCAGCAATATAATTATTTAATAGATTAAATATCAGAATATTATGTTTGGAATATCATTAATCAGCACAAAGAAACTCAATCATCTTACATCAGAATGCAGCAAACTGGCTATTGCCAATGTTGAGCTTTCAAAACAAAATGCGACACAAGCCAAAACTATTATGGAACTTACTGGAGAAGTCCGGGTGCTAAATTCTAAAATTCTTCTGAATGAAAGTATCAGTGATGATTTGCAAAAGAAGCTTAACCGGAAATATCCTCGAAAGCCTTATAATAAAAAATTGTATCGAAAGTAGTGTCATATTCAACTCATTCATTACATTTGCAATGTAGAAGTTGACTTGTTATAACACAAGCTTATCAACCAAGTTGTTGAAAAAGTAAAGCCTCTGTCTATTTTATGTAGGCAGAGGCGGCTTTTTCCGATGTATAGTTACATTGGATTCGGAGCGCGGAGTACGAGATTGCTTTCGCGCTCCGCGTTTTGGTACAGTTCATTTTGCATTACCCTCTTTACTTTCATTTTTCTTGATTTTCAGTTGATATAGCAAGTCAGCTTGTTGCTGTTCCTTATATTCACGCATGATACGATCCCATTCATTGTTTTTCCCATAACCGGATTCTTCCGAGCCGGTTTCTTTCGATAAAATACCGGCACTGACTAATTGTACCAAGTTCGATACCAATTCGGCTGCATTTTGGTGGACGTATGGAACTGCCCACGAAAAAATTTTCAAATTGAGGAATTTGGTAAGTTGGCCTTTTTCTGTTCCATATCCGTGCAGAAACAACCGTTTCATTTTGTCTATTGATTCGTCAAATTCCTTGCAGTCAATCATGGCTTTTTCCAAGGATGGTGAATATATCAGCTTGATAGCAACACCCGGCAAATCTCCTGACTTTACTTCGGGAGGCATGACAACAAAGCTCCCCATGAAAATCATTTTAAGTAATGTATTAATTTGAAGTTCAAATGATTGTGATGCTTCGGGACGATTCATAAAGCCTGCATCATCATCCTTCCCCATAGTGATAGCTTTTACCGCACCATACATATCTCCCTGAATTTCAACATCTTCTCCTTTAAGTAACATGATCGGAAATGCGTATGCCATATTGTTTTGACACAAATGGGAAATAGCCAGTTCGTACTTGTCGATATTATCTTGTGAAAAGCTCCAGCAAGCACCGTGTTTGTCCCGATAATATACAACCGGACATTCGGCAAATCCATGATCGTGTTCTTCCACTAATGTATATCCTTCAATACCGAAATACTGTTTCACTTTGTTTATTGCTCCGACTATTCCCCTTTTATCCTGACGGTAACGGTACATTTTTTTATTGTCCCACACTTCTACCCAAGAAATGAGTTCCTTTCCCTCTTCGTCATAGTCACTGTATCGTCGGGCAAACAGTGTCATTTGACCGGTTATGGAGTCGTAGTGAGGATAAAGAGTGTCACCATCAAAATAGGAGAGATTCTTGGTGAATACCTTACCTTCATTCATATAGAATACGATTGCTGCATCTCCCGTTATTTTTACACTTTTGGCATATTCGTAAAATGCAATTTCCATATTCTTATCCAGCCATCCTTTTTGAAATTCGAGAAATATTTCCCGTGAACTATCATCGACTTTGGTATCGGTCAGCTCATGATGAATGTCATTGCCACATAGATGTACAAGCTGTTGAATAGTGATTATCATCTGAAAGGGAAAAGAGGCACGGAACACTTTTTCTCGGAAGAACCGTTTCTTCTCTTCGTCATATTTCAATCTATCCGGGTAAAACAATTCCGAATTGATCTTGTGCCCTGAAGGATAAAACTCACGGATAAAATCAGCCTGCGAAATGAGTTGCCATGTCAGCCTCTCACTATTGTTTGTGAACGATGCGTTTCTTAAATCGCTCGTAATCCTGCCTTGCAAGTAACCTTCGGGAGTAACCCTTGCAAAAGGCTTTTTTGTAAGAATCTCTGCTATCATATTAATCCTAAACCTTTTATGTGTTTGCGTTTATGTTTAATTTCAAAAATCATTCGCATAAGCAATGCTTCTATGAAGTCGGGAGAATGGCCTACTAATTTTTTCATTATAATCTTCTTGATAATAGTCCAGCCTTTCTCTTCACTGTCTTCATCCTTTCGTATCGCTTTCCTTTCCTTGTCGAGAATCTGTCTAAGGGGAACTTTCTCAAACCCTTTGCCGGAGAACTTGCGTTCAAGAAGAGTCGGTTCAATGGAAATCTCCCGGTTGATAATTTTTTGTGCGAACAGATATGCCGCTTGTGATTTTAAATTCGCATAGATGTATTTGAATTTCTCTTCCACGGCTTCTTTGTTGTTGAATGGGATTGCATTCGGGAAAAAACCTTTGAATATTTGTCCGAGTCCGTTAAGGTCATAGGTGAAGCATTCTTCCCTTACATGCCATTCTTCCAGCATTGCTTTTACGGTATCGACTGTTTTCTTGCTGTCAAGTTTGCAAACAAATATGTCTCTTATATGCCATCCTTCCCACAGCCACATGACAAGACTGTCGCCACCCTCAAATGCCGCATCACACGATACCCGGCGTATTCCATCACCTATCTGCATGGAATTGCGGTATAAGGCTTCCATGTGAGTCAGCTTTATTATATCATCTCCGGCAGCTTTGTATTTCCAGTTACCGTCAAGATCGCGTGCGCGTTGTTCGTCTGACTGGTTAACAAGGTTAGCCAAATAAGTTGGATCAGAAGACATCAGTTTTACATTATCGGAAAGTTTTGCTTCAATAAAAGTAACTGACTTGATAAACAGTTCTTGTGGTGTACCATATTGCTCATACTCCGGCTTCCAGTAGGCGTGTATAATATCCTTGCATTGCTCATATACTTCCTCACGGGTATTTCCCCAATATATACCTGAAACATTGTCCCCGTCCATAAAGCAATATCGGACTCTACCATCACGTTCCGGGATTGGAAGACCGTCTTCTCCGATCCACCAGTCAATGAATTTTGCAACCCAGCTGTCAGGATCAGGGTTACATGTTCCAATAAAGCGGTTACGGATATGAAAGGCGTTACGGTTACAAGTGATAAGGTATTTGAATTTGAGATATTCCATGTGGGTTATTTCATCCACACCTATATATGCGAACTGTTTACCTTGAAAACGCTTTTTGAAATCGTCAAGTGTGTCAGCATGATAGCTGAATTTTAAAAATCCACCTTTATAGAAATTCCAACGCATGTCGTTTTTGGACTTGTTGTATTCCCCAAAATCATCATATAAGGTGGATGATGTTTCTACCATATCAGAGAGATCGTCTATCTCATGCCGGAGAAGAACAGAACGGAAGTTTTTATTTTTTATATCTTTCAATGTTTCCATAAGAAGAGTAAAAGTTTTACTTCCCCCACGGCATCCCCCACAGATGGTAATATCAGCCGGGGTGGAGAGCATGTTTTCCTGCCCTCCACCTTGTGCGATTATCTTATTCGGATTAGGAATTTTCCTATCCGCGTCCCTTAACATTTGGATATATTCATAATCAAGCACCAAACTGGCATTAACCGTTTTTATTCCACTATATTTCTCCATAAAAAGAAAACCGATCCTCACATTACACATGTGGAGACCGGCCTATAAGCTCTGATTCTAATATTACAGTACAAAAATACGCATAAAGAGTATTATTTTCTACATTTTAATAGAAAATAATATCAAAAATGTTTTGAGAAAAGAAATCCAGTACATATATTTGCAACGAAAACATGGAGTATGATAAAAGTTAGTGCGGATAAAGATGCAGATCAAAGGGAAATATACAACAAGATAGTTTTATGTCCGATATGCGGTCAGAAACTAACTGATATAAGCTATGTCAATGGTGTTGTTATATTGAGAGTGAAGTGTCGTAGATGCAAGAGCTACATAAATGTGGATATTGTAGGTACAAAGTAGTTTTCAGGATAATATCGCGGAGTGGAGCAGCTGGTAGCTCGTTGGGATCATAGCCCAAAGGTCATTCGTTCGAGTCGAATCTCCGCAACAATAGTTGGAGTTGCTGCATTGTTTCTCCCTTCGATGCGGCGTATGGGGATAAAGGGAGAATATGGAAAGATGGCAGACGTGGTGTATGCGCCGGACTGAAAATCCGGTTAAGGTGATTCGATTTCATCTCTTTCCACAAAACCTATACGGTGTGGTTCGATTCCCACAGGTACGCCATAATGGGGGTATCGCAGGTCAGGTGAGTATAGGTATATTGTCCGGTTAGCTCAATAGGTAGAGCAATACACTGTTAATGTAAAGGTTGGTAGTTCGATTCTATCACCGGGCGCAATGAAGCGGAGATAGTTCAGTTGGAAGAACGTCAGATTCCAAACCTGATTGTCGGGGGTTCGAGTCCTTCTCTTCGCGCATATTGAGATATGGTGTAATGGCAACACAGCAGATTTTGGTTCTGCTATTCAAGGTTCAAATCCTTGTATCTCAACAAATGGCGTATTCGACTAACGGTTAGGTCGTCACCTTTTCACGGTGGAAACCAGAGTTCGATTCTCTGATACGCTACACAAAATGAATAACGTCCGAAGTACAAGGGAAATGCGGTGGTTTCACAGAGATGTCTTGTAGGCCGCATATTGGAAGTATGGGTGAGTGAACGATACCACCTCTTTGCTAAAGAGGCAAGCTGAAAGGCTTCGGAGGTTTGAATCCTTCTGCTTCCGCAAAACGGGTAGTTACCGAAGTGGCAAACGGGATAGACTGTAAATCTATTGGCTTTCGTCTTCATTGGTTCGAGTCCAATACTGCCCACTATTAAATGAAAAATAAGACCAAAGAGTCAGATTGATGCAAAAAGCATTGTCTGACTCTTTTTTTATTCAACATAAACACAAAATAAACACGATGGAACAAGAAAAAATCTTATCCACATTAAGCGAGAAACTTGGAGAAACCAGTTTTTCACCGCAGACATTACAGACGTATATAGAACTTAATCCCATAGCCGAAGGTTCGGAGCCTGACGAGGCTTATTGGAACAAAGCAGTGGGTTTTCTGAAAGGGATGCAAGGGCAATACAACCACGATGTCGCAACCAAAGTTGAGGACTTTAAGAAAAACTATAAGCCCCAACCGACTCCCCCGACACCTCCAACTCCACCGGTACCACCGAAAAACGATGATGAACTGGAGAAGAAGCTGAAAGAATTAGAAGCACGTTTAGATGCAGAAGACAGCAAAAAGGTTCAAGCTGACCTGCTAAAGAAAGTTACGGCTGCAATGAAGGCCAAGCAAGCGAATGATGATTATGTGTTGAGCAAGACCTTACAAGGGGTAACTTTCGATACCAAGAAAACTGTGGATGAACTGGTTACTGAATTTCTGCCGAAATATGATGCAGAATATAAAGCGTGCAGGGGATATGGCACTGCCCCAAGAACTTCTGACGGTTCAGGTGGAACACAACACAATGCAGCCAGCAGATACTTTGAACGTAAAGGCAAGAAGGAAGGCTGGAAGAAGAATTGAAATTATTAACTCTAAAACAGTAAATGTATGGGAACAATGGGTAACACGTTTGATGTGAACACTGTGAAATACGGACATGCCCGTAAAGTGTGGCGTGAAATCCGTCACCGTTATCCGGGCGGTGGTATGGTGAGTAACATTTCCGATTGGGTTGCGGTTGGCAAGATTCCTGCCGGTACAGCAGTGAAGTTTGATCTTTCAGGCAAGACTTTTAAAGCCTATACGGACGAACAGATTAAGGCGGCTGAATCAGATATTACCACTCTTGGTATTAATGGCTATTTGCAAGAAGATGTTCTTGTAGCCAGTGAAAACACGAAGGCCAGTGGGACAGTAGTCTATGCCGGAGAGATTTATCAGTACATGTTTGACGAAAAAGTGGTTGCTATCCTGCAAAAGATTACTACACTTCCTCAAATTGTATGGGTGCAGTAGAAGAATTTGAAAATAACATTTAAAACACGACAATTGTATGAATACACTTCCTATTGATTTGTACAAGGTTATCGAATATGGGCTTGGTGGGGACACTTGGCAAGAATTTATTGACCGTTACAAGGAGAAGTATGACCTTCTCCAAATTGATGGTTTTGAATTTGAAGCAACCAAGTTGGATTATACTTTCTCCCAGCTTATTACGAGCCTCGGCGTTAAAACGCTGCCAGCTTACGTTGATCCGGAAAGTCCGGGCTATGAAGCTGCATTGGGAGAACTCGAAGGACGGACGGGTAACATCCCGACTCAAAAGAAGTTCTATCGTTTGAACCGTGTGACTGTAAGACAACAATTACAACTGTTGCAACGGGTAGGCATGTCCGCATTGACGGAAGAGATGCAGAATGTATTCTTGGGCTTGCTTGATGAAAGTGCTGACGGTCTTATCGGATCGTATTACAATGCGCTTACTCACCAGCGAATGAGAATTGTTTCCACGGGTAAGTTCACTATTGATACTGATAACAACCCACGTGGCTTGAAAGGTATCACTATTGATTTTAATATCCCTGAAAACCATTATCAAGTATTGACCGGTACAAGCCGTTGGTGGATTAAGGATGAACATATTCCGGCAAATCAAGGCTCTGCCTCTGATCCGATTATGGATATAAAGAACAGAGTGAAAGAGATTCGCCGTAAATATCATTATTTAGGCAAGATTAGGATGGAACTGGCGCAGGACTTGTGGGATGATTTAATGACTCATACCGCAGTTCTTAAACGTATCGGTCATTCCCTCTATCCGACTGTTACGGATGATAGTACAGTTATTGCCAATGCACAGAATGAAGATGAAGACCGGCTGAAAGCCATTTTCAAGAAATTGGTTAAGGTGGATGAAATCGTACCACGTGACAGCTATGCTTTTGTTGATAAACCCGGTAAGGATACGGACGGACAGCCTGATCTTATCACTGAACAAGTGGAAAATTTCAAGGCTACCAACATTGCATTCATACCGGTAGGTCAGATCGGTACCATTCAAGGTGTGGAACCTTTGACTTTGGGTTACGAGGCTAACAAGGTTGCTTCTTATGACGGTGGACGTTTGAAACTGACACAGAGAGCCAATCCTGAAACTCATTCAATTTATATTGAAAGTGAAGCTGCCCAAATGTGTGTACCGAGAATGCCGCAGTATATGTTTATCTCTACTGTGACCGTGTAAGTCTTAACTTCATGCAAGAATGAGTGAGGAACTTTTTCATACGGAAGATATGACCATTGAGGACTTTTTGAGTGGCGCAACCGCTTATGAAATAGCGGATAACGCCCTCAAAAGGGTTCTTGTCAAGCGGAAAATCGCTTTTGGAACAATGGTAAGTGAACTGACTGAAAGACAGCTTGATCTTGCCACTGCCGATATTTACATGTGGTGTGCAAGCACTCCAAGCAGTAAGAATGATACCGAAGACAGTGACGGGGGATGGAAGCATAAGGAAGGGGGTTGGCAGACCAGCGCATACGACAAGCGACAACTACGTGAAATGGCGAAAGAACTGTATGAAAAATGGGATGAAGAAGTTGTAAAGGGTAGTAAAATCAGAATTGTCAATTTTTGAGTATGAAAGTGAACAATCCACGGCATCCGCACAAATGTACTGTTTACCGAATTATAGGTGAGGATTCTTTCAGTGATGGTAAGAAAGTGATCTTGTATGAAGGTATATGCCGAAAGGAAGGTAGTACAAATTTGAGAACATTCAAAACTGATAATGTGATAAAAAGCGATTATCTGTTGAGCCTTCCCGAAATTGTTGAAGGAATATTGGCCGGTGATTTGATAGATGTTACGGACAGACAAGGCACTTTCACTCAATGTATGGTTACTGATAGCTATGCTGGAAATTTGGGAACAACTGTGTATTTCAATCTTGCAAAGAATTAACCTATGGATAACCGGAGTAATGACATATTGTTTGACGAAGGAATGAAAAAAGCAAAGGAACTTGTTTCAGGATATATCTTTGATGTCTTGATTAAATGTTGTGAAGACCTTATCCAAGATGCACTTGATAATAAGTCCGGCTTTCGGAATCTTACGGGTAATACAATAACCAGTTATGCGTGCGGATTATTCATGGACGGTAGATTTTCCTATTTCGTTTGTAGTGGTGATTCAATGAAACAGCCGGTGAGAGTGAAGCTGACTAAAGGTGAAACATTTGTAGGTGTCAGTTATGATAATCAGAGCAGACGTTTTACCGGAACGGTGGAAACTGATAAGGGGTATGGTGAAGCATTCTCCTTTGATTTCTTGAAAAAATATAAGTCAGAATCACGTAAAGGGTTTGAGATAGTAATGTGTACGGGTACTGAATATTCAACCTATTTGGAGAATGTGTTGAATGCAGATGTTCTGACCGGAACATTTCAAAGGGCACAAAACACATTGTTCAAGAACTTTAAACCAATGAGATAATGGGACGGATAGTTTATAGACGTATGGATATATTAAAACAAATCGCTGATGCAGTAACCGGCATTAGTGAAAAAGTTTTTATAACAGATCGTCCGGCTGCTGAACAAAAGGCAATGAAGGACTTTGTTGTTATCCGGCTGCCACAAACTATCCAAGATAAAGGAAGTACCTACCAAGACACTTACTGTCAGATAAACGTCTTTGCGCATGATCGCTCAAACGGTATTGAGAATACAGTCCGTTTGGATGAAATGCAAATGGAAGTGGTTTCAAAATTTCCAATAGTGACGGAATTGTTTTCAGCTGTAAGTCCACGATTACTTCCCGGAGGAAATGACGGACTCGGTTTTCATTCTTTAATTATACAAGCGAAGCTAATAATAAACAAATGACACAAACTTAAAAAAATACGATTATGGCAGAGATTTCTATTACTACCAAACTGGAAGAGTTAAAGGTGCTCTTTAATCAAATGAAGGAGGTTTATTATGTGTCCAAAGTCAATAGTGACCTCGCAACTTTAGCGGCTTTTGATATGGAGCTACCGGTACTCTCTGATGGAGTTACATTTGATACCGGAGCTGCCGATGTTTCCAAGATCAAGTTGACAACCGGTGCCACTTGGACTTCCGTTGCTAATGCCGGAGATTCCGATATTCAGTTTCAAGTACCTTCCGTGGCAGGAAAAATCAATGACTTGTTACTGAACAAGAAAGCGGAAACAGTGACTATGACTACTACGATTGATGGTGAGACTTATGAAGGTGAAGGTTACAATATTGAACCGAAGAAAGTAACCGGAGGACTCTTCATGCGTAGTGAAGACCGTCAAACAGCCTTGTTCTTACCGAATATCGAGGGGTATAGCAACCTCGTCAGCGAGCAGGACAAGCCGGGGTACTTTAATGTATCTGTTTCTCCGTTGAATGATGCTAAGGGGGCCTCTATTTACATTTTACGTAAAAAAGCATCCGACTAAAAAGTTTAGGATATAACACTTTGCAAAATTCATATCAGCGAAAAGGTGGTGAGCTACTTGATACCGGCCACCACCTTTTTTTTTCGTATAAAACACAATAAAGTATGACAAAAGAAAACAATATAACACTTCCTAAATCGGAGGATGAAAAATTATTGAATGATGTGATGGAAGACAGTGTGGATTATGTGGAAGTCCGAGGAAAGAAATATGGCATTTCGTGGCTGAAAAGAGGGACTATACGCAAATTCACCAGTACGATGCAGAAATCAGGGAATGATGATAAGATCAGCTGCCAATGTGCAGCCGCTATCATTTTGAATGGATATTGGAAAATCAAGTTCCTCTATCCCTTTTTGTGGCGTTGGTTCTTTTATATCAAACAATATGGAGATCATGAGCTGATGAAGGTTATAGCTGTCGGCAAAAAAAAAATTCCAGTGGAAGACTACTTGACAGCTACCATATATCTGACCGCGATGAAGGACACGATGATGACAATGACAAAAGAGGAAGCAGAGCATATCCTTCACGAACCAGCTACGGACAAACGTGGGAAATAGGCAAGTCCTATCCGTGGTTGACAGAGCCTTTGAGACTATTTGGGATTCCAATAAGTAAACCTTTGTTTGGTATTTATTGGGTACTTACAAATGCACAAATTGAATTGTTGGCAATGGATGTGTCTATTGTGGTTACAGATTGTGACAAAGACAGCAAGGGAAAGAAACACGATACAAAAAACTTCAAATCCCCTTCCGTAAGTGATATAGAGGATGCTGCCAAACGCTGGAAAGATAAATACGGTGATGGAGAAACGGTAATTAACATCAATGATTATAAGTAGCACAAACACATGGAACACGAAATTTGGAAATCTACAAATATAGGAAACCGTAATAAATATATGGTTTCTTCATTGGGACGGGTTATTGGAAGTAATGGTAGGATATTGAAATTTAAATTTATAAGAGGTTATCCTGCCATAAATTACTATGAGAAAGGTAAGATAAAGACTTTATTAGTCCATCGACTTGTTGCGGAGGCTTTTATTCCTAATCCCGATAATAAACCGGAGGTCGATCATATCAATACGATTAGAACAGACAATCGTGTTGAAAATCTTCATTGGGTGACTCGCAAGGAGAATCGTTTGAATCCCATAACACGGCAAAGATACCATGTTTGCAATAAAGGTAGGAAAGACTCTGATGAAACAAGAAAGAAAAAGTCCGTGGCAATGAGGAATAATCATAATTCCGTTGGAAATAAGTGGAGTACTGAATTACGTGAAAGAATAATGAAAACGCGGCAGTCCAGAAAGGAGGTGCGAAATGGCTGATCTCGGAAACCTCTACTTCGACATTTTATTCCGTGATAAGACAGCGGAACAACGTAAAAAATTGAAAGCAGAAATTACCAAAGACTTGCAGGCAAAACTTGATGTGAGTTTTGACAAGAAGAAGTTGGTTGGTGATATGAAGACTTTGCTTCAAAGTGAGAAGTTTAAGATTAACGTGGTAGTGGATAAGGCCAGTACCACACAAGCCGTCCGTGCAGCTTTGCAAGCCGCCGGTTTGAATACAAACTTTACAGCAAGTGATCTACGAGCCGCTAAAGCCGCAGCCATCCAAACCAAAGCGGAGGCTTCTGCCGCAGCCGCACGTGAGCTTGCGCGACAAAGAGCTGCCCGTGCCGCCAAAGCGGAACTGGATTTGGCTAATGCCCGTGAGAGATCAGCCAATGCAGCAAGACGGCACATGACAGCCACTCTCAATATGAATGGAGCAATGAACAGTCAGTTGAGTATTGTCGGACAGCTTAGAAATGAATTTTTAGGGTTATACTCCATTTATGCGGTACAAAATTTCTTGCGTGCGGTGGTTGATATTGGTGGTGAGTTGGAAAATCAGAAAATAGCAATGGCCTCTATCCTGCAAGATGAAGGCAAAGCTACAACCATATTCAATCAGATTAAGAAACTGGCTGTTGCTTCTCCGTTCGGGGTTATGGATTTGAATCAGTATGCCAAGCAACTTTCCGCATATTCTATACCATACAATGAATTGTATGATACCATGAAAAGACTGGCTGATATATCAGCCGGTGTAGGTGTTGATATGGGGCGTATCATATTGGCTTACGGTCAGATAAAAGCTGCTAAATTTTTGAAGGGTACGGAATTAAGACAATTAACGGAAGCGAACATTCCTATGGTGGATAAACTGGCTGAACGATTCAGTAAGTTGGAAGGCCGTATTGTCAGTGCCGGTGAAGTGCTTGATATGATCTCGAAAAAGAAGGTTACGTTTGAGGACGTAAAAGATGTTCTTTGGGAACTTACGGATGATGGTGGCATGTTTAATAACATGCAAGAAGTTCTTTCTGAATCAGTCAAATCCAAATGGAAGAACTTGGCTGATGCGATTGACATTATGCTTGGTGATATTGCGGAGTCAATGGGTAGTACATTGAAATGGACTGCCGAAAGTCTTACTACCCTTGCACAAAATTGGAAAGAAGTTGTACCGGCTATCGAAGCTGCCGTTGGAGCCTTTGGAATATATAAGGTAGCTACATTTGGCGCAAACCGCTTGATTGGGAATGAAAGTGCGGCTCTTATAAAAAGTACGCTTGCTGCCAAGCAAAAGGCAGCAGCCAATCTTGTTGTCGCATCCAGTTATCGTACACTTACTAATGCGGAAAAAGGACTTATAGCTTCAAGTAATACTATGACAACCGCAGATTGGAAAGCGTTGGCAAGTAGTGGAGCTTTAACTAAGGAGTATGCCTTGCGGTTAATGGCACTTGGAAAATTGAAATCAGGACAAGCCGGTCATATTGTGCAGCTACTTGGTATATCTCGTGCTGAAATGTCGGCTGCACTTTCAACAAGTAAATGGCGTGTAGCCATGATCTCATTGGGTTATGGTATAAAACAAGTAGGAGTTGCATTAAAAGGTTTGCTTTTTAATCGATACATGCTTTTGTTTACTGGGCTTACTGCTATTGCTGAATTATGGTATAAGTCCGGGCAAAAGGCTGACGAGATGAACGAGCGTATTTCCGAGTTGACAACAAGAGCACAAGACGGTTTCAAGAACCTAACGAAAGAAGCTCAAAAATTTGCTGATGTTGATCCTTTTAAGGCGAATGATGCCTCACTGATTTCTTCCATTGAAGAAATGAAAACAGCATTAAAGGATTATTCCCCGGTTTGGGCAGACACTTTTAATGAAACGTTTAAGACTGATGATGAAGGAAATACAGTTAAAAGTCTTGCAGAACAATATATATTGCTTCGGAATGCTTTGAATGATACAAATGAGGCTTATAGACTGTTGAACGACATAAGAGGTACTTCTGAATATGCTAATGATGCTACTGATGGTTATTTTGATGAAAGTTTTAGTGAAAATGTTGAAGACTACATCAAGGCAGAGAAGCAGATAGACAAAATTATAGACCGTATGGCTGGTAACTATATAGAATATTATACTGCCATGCAGAAAGTTGTAGCCAAGTATGATGATTTTGCTAAAGTCGCTTCGGGCAAATCATTGAAAGAGCAGTTGGATATAATCAAAGAATATCCCAAGGCATTAGCCAGTTTGAATAATGAGTTACCCTTCACGGGAGGATATAGGGATGATATTTTTCAGCTACGGAAGGCATGGAAAAACTCTAAACGTGTTTTTGAGGAAGAAGTATCACCGGATATGCAAAGTTTCATATCTGAATATAAGTCACGATTACAAGCTGCCGGTTGGAATTTAGACAATTTGAGTGCCGCTCAAAGAATAGCTATCGGTTTGGATATAAGTTCTTTCTTGGATCAATTTAAAGAAATGCCGGTAGATATACGGAAATTTCTTAATGGTGAGATTCTTGAAAAGCAATTCAATATCAAGATTAATGCTGAATATACGGAAACTATTCAGAGCTTGTCAGACTTGCAGAAAAAGTTCAATGAAGCCACAGATGGGCAATTTGAAGCCCAAATAAAGGTTTCTACGGATTCAGAGAAAATTATTGAAGGAATACAAAAAGCGTATAAGGAAGCTAAAGAGACAACAAATCAATTGAAGCCGGTATTGATTAAAGCCGGAATAGATTTGTCAGGTATTGGAGCTATTGACTTGTCAAAACTTCCTGACTGGCAGAAGCAAATTGTATCAGATTATAAAAAGGCTTTCGACACAATGCAATCCGGTGAGAAAGGAGCTAAAGAAATCGGTTTTTCTCTCACTGATCCAAGTAAGGATAAGAGCAAAAAGGATGTCTTTGCCGAGAGGTTGAAAGAACGGGTAAACTTGCTAAAGGACGCATATTCTGAATATAAGAAGTGGACTGATATTGTTGGAAAAGAAGAAGCTGCCAAAAAGGTTATAGAATCGGGCATTTTTGACTCCTTGTTTAGAGGGAAGGAACCGGTGGATATTGAGAATTATCGGGATGAATTGAATAAGATTCTTAACCAGCTTGACGATAAGACCGAAGTTCGTAGGGACTTGAAAGTTTCCATACGGAAAGTCATTGCGGATATTGATGCCAATGCTATGAAAGAAGCTTCGGATAAGGCTACAAAAGAACTTGAAAGGTACGTATCTGATGTTTCAAAGAAATGGGATATATACAAACAACTTATCAATGCCGGGGCAAGTAAGAAGGATGCTTCAACTTATGCTTTTGGTTTTTTGACTGATTATGAGAATGAAGCGCAATATTTAATAGATACAGTACAAAAGAAACTCAAAGAAAAAGGTGTTGATCTTCCATTCACTTTGAGTGACGATGAAGCAAAAAGTATATTAGGAGGTAAAGACAGCCCATTATATAAGCAATTTTTTAAGGTGTGGAAGGATGCTAAAGAGGCATTTGAGAAAGATAAGGTAAGTATTGCACTTGATGATACAAAGGTTATTGCCAATGCAAGATCAACGATAGAAAAGATACGAATATTAAGTGAACAGTACGCATCAAAGACTGGATTAAATGTTGGAAAAAATGGGGAGTTGGTTGGTGATACGTCAGGTCTAAACAATGTTCAGAAGGCTTACCTTGATGAATATAATAAGAAGCTGATTGAATTAAAATCGACCTTATTACAATTGTTACCTGAATGGGAGAAAATATTTGGAGATAAAGAGCAACGTTCATTCTCTGATTTGAAAGAGGCTGAACGTATCGCAAGGGAAATCAAGAATAATGCAAAGGTTTCCTATGATAGCGATGGAAGGCCTAATGGATTTACTTCTTTTTTCACGAAAGATGATGGTAGTATTGAAAATGTTAAGGGGGCTTATTC